CCTCAGGGAGCAATCAGACCGCGTGTCTCCGTGGTATACAGTTCACACGTCTGCACCTCAGCGTACCTGTAGATAAGACTGTTCGCACATACACTGTCAATATATCAGGGCTGCTGGTAGCGTTTTGCTTCCTGCCGTATTCAATGGCAGACCATCGAGGGTAACCTCGTGCGACGTTACTATAGCCTCTGTCCGGAATATCAACCCTAATTATACAACTTTTCGGAGCAGGGAATGGCGGCTCGTCTACGTCAGCAGTTGATTCTACTGCGCGTACACGCGTCTTATTAGCTACCGCCACGCCACAACAGGTGAAACTCAGGAATTCCAAACATGTCCAACACGCCGTTGCTGACGCCGGCGCTCTATTTAGTGTGACATCGAGCAATGGAAATTCCATAGTCGTAGGGGTCCTAAATCTTACGTTACTCAGTGCTCTATAAGTGTTTCGTCTGGTTAATAAACTGGCCTGACCTACTATTAACACTTCAAAGTCTTTGTTATGATTTGTACGGCTAATAAAGTGGCTTGACTAACTAACAATGCACGTCCACGAACGTTAAAACGTGCCAGCAGCTTCCTGGGCTCCCAGTGGGATAAGCAAACAAAGCAACACCGCTCTCGCGCTAGAGAGATTTCTAACAGGT